CCTCTTCGAGTTCTACTCGCAGCAGGTCCACACCAACTACAAAATCTGAGGCTCCCATGACCCGCAAGGCCATTCGCGACATCGTCATCGACGCCATCCAGGACGTCAACATCGACGCCCTCACGCCCGAGGAGGAGGACGAGATCGCAGACCTCGTTCTCGAACGGCTCGTGGACGAGGTCCCATCGCTCGTCGAGGACGACGACGAAGAAGAGGGGAACGAGGAGGAATAGGCTATGAACAAGGTGGTCGACAAGCCGGTTCAGATCAGCGAGAAGCGCTTCCGGCACAGCTTCCGGTTCTACTACGACCCGTCGAGCGCCGATGACGGCACCAAGGACCGGTCGCTCCACAAGCTCCTCCAGGAGTTCGTGGACCAGCCCGCGCTGCTTCGCTGCGGCCCCGGCTTACCAGAGAAGATGGCCATCTACCACGACGGCGAGCGCTGGATTGTCGCGGCCGAGGCGGAACAGGAGAACCCATGAGGACCCTCGCAATCATCAAGCCTGACGCCGTCGCCAAGAACGCCATCGGATTCTGTCTCCAGGTGGCCGAGATTCAGGGGCTCCGCATCGAGCGGCTGAAGTGGATCCACATGACGGAGGCGGTGGCCGGTGCGTTCTACATCGAGCACTTCGGCAAGCCCTTCTACGAGAAGCTCGTGAAGTTCATGTCGTCGGGCCCGTGCGTGGTGGCGGTGCTCGCTGGCGCCGAGGAGAACACCTTCGAGGTGTGGCGCGAGGCCATGAAGGGCATCCGCTCGGTCGAGGCCGATCCGGACCGCTCGGAGCGCAATGCGGTTCACGGCTCCGACTCGATCGCGAGCGCCATCCGCGAGATGAGCTTCTTCTTCAGCGAGCCCGAGCTGGACGAGATCGTCCAGGGCGCGTTGCCGGCCGAAGAGATCGAGGACTACTGTCTCGACTGCGGCTCGCCGGTCGCGGGAGGCCACGGCGACTGCCAGAACACCTGATCTGTTTCCCAGTCTTCGCGACGGGAGGTAATCTAAACAGAAGGAGGTTCTGCTTGCGCCAGTGCCCTGCCTGCTATCATGTCGGTCTCTACAGCACATTCGCCAACGGAACATGGGAGGAAGGGTATTGTCAGAACTGCGGTTTCGAGTCTAAGGTGCCCACCACCAAGAAGGACCCGATCCCGATGATCCACATCGAGAGGCCCAAGTCGACCGGCTCCAACCCACAGAACAGGATTCGACGCAACAAATGAGTCAGACCGCCAGCGGCCTCTACAAGCTCACGATGTACTTGCGCCCCGACCAGTACTTGTGGCTTCGGGCGGAGGCGCTCAAGAGCGTCATGGACAAGGGCGGCGGGCGCCCCGACGTCAGCGTGATTCTGCGGGCGATGATCGACAAAATCAAGGCCGACGTGGACGCCGCTTCGACGGTGACCAAGGCCCCCAAACGGAGGCGCCGATGAGCCTGAGGAAGATCGTCACGGTCAAGTCGGGCCCCAGCGCATGGCAAGGGCTCCGCGGGTGGCTGCTCCTGGAAGAGGGCGATTTCATTGTGGGGAAGTTCTGGGCCAAGGATGACGCCGGCACCGGCATCTACAACGTCCGAATGCCCCGGGCGTTCGTCACGATCGAGGACGAGATTCCCAAGGCCTGAGATTCCGTAGAAGTAGGGTATGGCGCGTTTGCCCCTACTGCTCTACCCGAATGTGAAGCTCCGTGAGGTCTCGGAGCCCGTGGCCCTCGACATGGCCCGCTCGGAGGCCTTCAAGACGTTTCTGCGAGACCTGGGCGAGACCCTGGTCTGGTACCGCGGCGTCGGCATCTCGGCTATCCAGACAGGGAACGCCGACCGAGTGTTCTCGATGCGAACGAAGACCGGCGTCCAGCACTTCGTCAACCCCGAGATCGACTCCTACGACGGCGACTATGTCGAGCTGGACGAAGGGTGCCTCTCCATCCCGGGATGGAGCGAGAAGGTCTCCCGCCGGACCGGCGTCATCGTCAGCGCGCTCGACATCGAGTCGGGCGAGCGCAAGCTCTGGGACCTGGACGGCATCGAGGCTCAGTGCGCCCAGCACGAGATGGACCACCTGGACGGGAAGATGTTCTCGGACGGCTGGGGCCCCGTGAAGAAGGACATCGTTCGCCGCAAGATCAAGAAGGCCCTACGCCACAACCCCATCTTCCAGGAGCTTCGATGAGCTTTCTCAAGAACCCGCTTCAGCTGAAGTACCTGCCGGTCCTCATCTGCATGCTGCTGGGCGTGGCAGCGTTTGCGATCACGCACGGACCGATGGCTCTGGTCGTCATGGGCGTGATGGCGTTCTTCAACATCAAGACCGCGGACCAGCCGCTGAACGGGCTGTATCTCCATGGATACATTGCGCTCGCGACCATCACCTCCAGCCTCGCGATCTACGGGCTCTTCGTGCACGTGTTCGCGCTCGCCATCACCTCGGGGGCGGTCGCACTGCTGCCGCTCTCCATCGTCTTCACGCGAAAGGGAAAGGCATGAGCCTGTTCACGAAAGAAGAGTACGAGGCGCTCCACGCGCTGGTGTTCGTCCCCGACTACTCCGGGTACAAGCCCGAGGTCAAGGAGATCCCGAACGGTGACGGCAAGGTCGACGCCGACAAGCGCTACGCGCACGTCGCACCGAAGTACTTCAAGACGGACGCCCAGCGCGAAGCTCTGACGCCGTACCTGGAGAAGGCCTTCAACCTCGCGCGCGCGGCAGCGGATTTGGCGAAGGTTCCGTCCGCGTACCTGCCGGACATCCGCTACGGCGCGCTCCGCATTCTCGACTACCCGCCGGGCGCCGTGAGCAACCTGCACGAGGACTTCGACCTGTTCACGCTCATGATCTACCGCGACCAGCCCGAACGGTTCGTCTCTCACGACGAGCCTCAGCTTGGCGGCAGCTCCCCGACGCGCTGGCCTCCGGGTTCTCTCGATCCGGGACACGTCGAGCCCAACCGCATCGTGGCGCTGCATCCGGACGGCAGCGTGTCCCGGACCAGGCCCGTGGGGGAGGCGATCAGGAAGATCCGACTGCTCAACGCGCAGGCGCACCTAGGCCAGCTCGGCGAGGCCATCGGTCTCGGCCCGGCCACGCCGCACGAGGTCCTCGCGTCCGAGACGGCGCAGCACTCGATCGTGTATTTCGCCATCCCCGACCACGAAGCGCCCCTGGGCGAGGGGAACGTCCGGGACTGGCTGAACGAGCGCATGGCCCGCAGCCGCACCGCCTTCGACAAGTACAAGTAGCCGTGAAAAGCCCCGAAGAAATGCTCAATTCAGCGTGGGACGACCTCGACGTCTCTCGGAAGTGGGCGGGGGCCTGGAAGGCCTTCGCGCGCCGCTGCCGCGGCATGATCATCAAGGAGATGGTGGAGCTACAGCAGGCGTCCGCGCACGTCCAGGACATGCTGGAGCGTGGCCGTAGCAACCCAGGCCTGCTCCTAGCTGCGTTGGTGCTGGAGGCCCACAAGGAGGGCCTGGAGGTCGGCGCGCGCGCGACTGAGTGCATGGGGTGGGCCTTTGCGCACTACCTCAGCAACCACCCCGAGGCACCCAACTACCTGGAGGTCACGCTAGAGGGCGGAGACAACAAGCCGATCTACGTCACCATCCAGCGCCCCGACGGCAAGACGCCGCACCAGCTCCGCATGAAGGCCGAGGGCGAGCTACACTTTTGCGAAGACGCCAACAAGGCAGCCCTGGTGCTGCGCAACGAGCTGCTCGCCGAGCGTGACCAGCTCCGCGCCGAGCTGGAGGACCTGAAGGCCCTCGGGGAGTGTCGGTCGTGATCCTGTTTCACATTTTTCTGTGCGTGGTGGTCTGCGTCTGGGGGTTCTTGCTCTACGAGAGCGCGTACTGGAAGGGCTACGACAAGGCTGACGCCCGCGGCTGGAAAAGGCTGAGGGAGGTAGACACGCGCTGGAGAGCCTTCCACGTCGAGCGCTGGAGCTGGCTCGTGGGCGCCAACGCGCGCCGCAAGAACATGGAGCGTGCCCTGCGAGCCCAGCAGCGCAAGAACGACGACCTCCACAAGAAGCTGTTCAAGGTCGGCTGGGAGCTGGGGAGCACGCTGATCCGGTCCTCCAAGCTCGTCGAAGAAAATGCGTCGCTGGAGAAGCGCAACCGCGCGCTCGCGGCCGAGCTGACTTCAGATCTACTCAGCGCCCAGGACCGTGAGGGCGTTATCAAAGGTTTGACCCGTAAGCTTTGACAAGGAGGATTTCGTGAAAAAGATCGTGTTGTCCATTCTCGGCCTGATGCTCATCGTCAACGCAGGATTCGACTTCTCCCGATTCGTCAACCGACGCATGACCGAGAACAAGATCCAGAGCGACTTCGACCTGATCACAGCCCAGTTCCCCGGCGCCACCATGCAGCTGCACGGCTGCGCCAACATCCCCAGCTACGGCTGGGCCTGCAACGTCGAGCTGGGCGCCCCGGACGGCCGCCACAAGAGCTTCATCCAGCCGTTCTCGTACGAGGACCTGAAGAACTAGATCCTTACGGCAGGACGCGCTTGAGAAAGTGCGGGTCGACGGGCGCGGTCTGAGCTTCGACGGAGAGGTGGGCGGCGCCGCCGTCGAGGGCGGACATGTCGCTCAGGGCGTAGTTCGGAGGACCGAAGTTCTCCTGATCGTGCGAGGTGCCGTCCGGCTCCTTCTTGGTGTTGCAGCGGCGAACGAGAACCTGGTCCGTGCCGATGCAGGCGAGGATCCTCACGCGGTACTGGACGCTCTGGTCGTCCTTCACGGCCCACGCGTAGGTGCCCGGGTAGAGGTACCCGTTGCTCGTCACCGTCAGGCGCCCGGAGGCGTCTGCGGCGCTGATGGCGACCTTGGCTGCTTGAACGGCGATGGAGGGCATGTTCTACCTCTAAGATTGGGGCTTATACGTCGAACCAGCCGTAGATGATCATGCTACCCGTGCAGTCGGTGAGGCCGACTCCTGCGACGGGGACAGTGATCTTGAACTGGTGGCAGTGGGGGTCTGTGACGACCTCCTTGATGCCAGCCACGCGGGCGGTCGAGGCGAAGGTGGCGGGAGCCGTGAGAGTGTTGATGGTTGCGGCAGCCACAACCTGGGCGGCATCGATGATGCTCGTGCCATCCTGGGTGATGTCGTAGGTGAGGCCGGTGACGAGGGCGGCATCGCGGGTGAACACCTCGACGCGCGCGGCTAGCATGTGGAAGTACTTCCCGGAGACCGCGGGCATGATAACGTCGGTGGTGCTCGTCGTCATGAGGTCGACCACGGGAGTCTTGTACGACTCAATGATGATTCCGTCGGCACGGATCTGAGCCGCGAGCTGGTCCAGCTGGGACGTCGTGAGGGCCGCCAGGGAGTCCAGTTGCGCCTGCGTGATGGCCGCGAGCTTGTCGTACTCGGCCGTCGACATCGCGCCCGACGTGGTGTGCGTGGCGGCCTCGATGAGGGCCGTCAGCTCCGTCGCCGTGGTCGCCGTCGTGATCAGCGCCCCAGTGGTGTCGCCGTCGGTTCCTTGAATCGTGGACATAGCGTAAAGATTGCCTCCCTATTCGATCCTCAGATACCCGTACCCGCGGGCCATCTCGGCCGCCTCCCGGGACTTGTGGTAGCAGCCGTCGCCGTCGCGCGAGCCCGCGGCGTTGGTGTTGCCCTCCATCGTCTCCAGGCTGTCGTTGTTGGCCTGGAAGGGGCCGATGCAGAAGCCGGTGTGGCCGATGCGCGTGCCGAGCTTGGAGAGGCCGTGGTCGATCAGGAACAGGCCGTTGTAGACCGGCTGCGCCATCTGGAGGTCGGGGTTGCGAATCCAGAGCTTGTTGACGGACCCGCCGTACTGAAACCTTGGAAGTACTCCAAGACGCTTGGCAGCCGACTTGATGCAGAAGCACACGAAGGCCGCGCACCAGGGGTCGCCCGGAGACAGCCCCAGCGAGCGCTGGAAGGCCTCGACCTGGGGGCCGCGGTTGTTGCCTCCGATCTCGCGCACGCCGTCGTAGGACAGCGCGATTTCGATGGCGAGTTCAGCGAGTGTCGTCACGGGGTTCCGTCTGAACCGTCCGAACCGTTCTCGCGGAAGATCTGGTCGTCGGTTCCGCCGAAGTGGTAGATGCGCCCAGCCTTGCCCTTCTTGCCGCCGAACGCGGTTCCGTGGCCGGTACCACCGACGCCGCCGTCGACGTTGATGGTACCATCGACGATGAGCTGGCCGTAAATCAGGATGATGACCCCACCCGCTCCGGCTCCACCGCCGCCAGCGCTGGCCGATCCGGCCTCCGCATCGCCGCCGTAGCCGCCGACAGCGTACAAGGCCCCGCCTCCTTGGATCTCGATGATGGGAGCTGCCAAAACGAACATTCCCCCACTGCCACCTCCACCGCCGCCTGCGCTGGTGCCGTCCGCAGATCCGCCACCACCACCACCTCCGGCCATGAACTTCTGGATGGCGCCGTTGATGATCGAGTGACCCTGGAACAGGTTGTTCCAGTCACCTTCCGTACCCATGAGGTCGTCGTTCGAGACGAGGCCCGCGGCACCGCCGACGCGGCCAAAGGATGCTCCTCCGGCGCCGCCTGATTGGCCGATGCTGCCGGTGCCGCCGCCGCCCGGGGCCCCCGTGTTGTTCTCGTTGCCGCCGTTGCCGCCAGCGTAACCGCCGGGGAGGACGCCCGGCACTGGAGCCGGGCCACCAGCTCCGCCCGTCGTGCCCACGCCGCCCGCGCCATTTCGGCCGTTGGCGTGGACGAAAACGCCAGGTCCAACGATGATCTTTCGGGTCGCGATGAAGATGTTGCCGGACATGTTGACGGAGTAGTCTGGATCCCCACCGCTGGTCTTGACGAACTGGAGCGTCTTGTAGGTCGCCATGCCGATGCCAGACAGGTCCGCTTCGCTGCCGACTTGAAAGTCACCGTTCAGTCCCGCGCCGAAGAAGAACGGGTCAATGCCGCCGTATCCCCTGAGTGCCATGTTAGTACGCCGGTCCTTCTGCGAGTACGGTCACGGTGCCGTCCTGCCATTGCATGCAGTGCTGGTTGCGAGTGTTGGGGGTGGAGAGCTGGTTGGTGCGGTGGAATTCCTTCCCGACCATGGGGCTCGTCGTGGTGTTGACGGGAGCACTCGGGAACGCGGTCGGGTAGAGCTTCCACTGCTGCGATCCGCCCGTCTCGAAGAGCATGGCGTCTTCGAGGCGATCGGCGTCGCCGTTGTAGGCCCGAAGGCGCAGCATCAGGTGCCGGGGCTCGGTGGTGTACGACTTGTGCTGGACGATCGAGAGCGCCGAGACGCCGTTGATGAGGAAGTTGTTCTCAGCCTCGACGCGGGTCTCGTACTGGTCTTCCGTGGTGATGAGGAGGTTGTTGTGGTCGCTGGAGCTGCGTCCACCGATCTGGATGTCGCCCGCCCCGCCGAAGAAGTCTCCCGATCGACTCAACCCCCCCGCGTATGCGAAGTAGTTGATGTCGTCGACGGTGGCAACTTGCGCGGGGAACGAGCTGGTTCCGTTCGTGGCCGAGAGCTTGACCATACCGCCCGCCGCGGTGGTCGCATTCTTGAACGCAGAGTTGACCGCATACGACTGGTCGCGCGTGTAGATGTCGTTGCCGTGGCGCCACGCAATGACGTAGCGCGAGCCCGGGATCTCGGGAGACCCCAGTGTCGCCAGGGCGGCCTTGGCGGCGATGATCGTGGTGTCCTGCGTGCGGTCGACGTCGACGTAGATGCACTCGCCGTCGACGAGATCGGTGAGTCCCGGCGAGTCGGAGGTCTGGTCCTGGACCGGGTTGACGACGCCAGTCGAGTTCGCGAAGATCCAGACCAGACCCTTCCAGTGGATGTTCGTTCCATCCCACTCGAAGTACTCACCGTTCGAGACGAACGGGGAGCCCGTGCGCGCGAGACGTTCGTTGATGGGGTTGGTGGGCGAGTACCAGTACTCGCCGCCGCCGACCTCCCACATACGCGACATGATCGCGTCCATCCAGTCCTTGAAGTTGGAGATGGCCTTGTCGGCGCCGACGAACGTGTCGCCCGTCAGATTCTCTGCGCGACCGGCAGGCCACGCGTAGGAGTTCTTGATGTTCGGGAGCGCGCCGCCCGTGCCGAGTCGGAATGCGAAGTGACGCGCATCCTCCAGCAGGGTGATGTTGTTGGTGTCGTCGAGCGTGACCTTCGCGACTGGGCAGATGCCGGGGTTGTTGTCGAAGTCCAGCGTCGTGATGACGATGCGGTAGTCGAGCGTGCGCCCGAGCGGCACCTGGACCGGCGTCTCCAGCTCGGAGTCCGAGTCGATGAACTCGACGAGGTCGACCGTCGAGTCGTCAGCTTCGCGAACGAAGTCGAGGCCGATGTAGTTGACCATGCCCGCAGTGAAGCCGCCGATGATGCGCGGGTTGACCGAGTTCAGCTGCTCATCGGGGCGGTCGGACGGCACGTGGAAGATCGAGCCGGACTCGGACGCGAGGAAGTGGATGAGGCTGCTGTCGGCGACGCGGATCTTGAGTCCGGTCGCGATGGTGATGCCCGTCGAGAGCACGTAGAAGCCCGCGGTGATGAGCGGAGCTTTGCCGGCGATCATGACGCCAGCGAGAAGGTCGATATCGCCTGCCACCGCCGACTCCAGGGCCCGAAGGTGGGGGATGTCGACGCGCTGATTGCCCAGGAGGTTAGCTTGGCGGAGAACGGCCATGGTTACCCTTAAGATTGCGTGTCGTCAGAGGAAACGGAGAGAGTCGAACTCTCGGGGCCCCTCGACGGGGCCCATCTACTTAGCAGGCAGACGTGACGAACCGACAGTCACCTCGTTTCCAGATGGATTCGAGGAGGGATGAGGAGTTGAACCCCCAGGGCTATAAACCACTGCTATCCCGGTGTTCGAGGCCGGTTGCCGTCCACACAGCAGATCCCTCCGAAGTCGCTTTAGCGACTCGACGAAGAAGAGCTACTGGACGATGACAGGTGCTTCACGGTGATCTCAAGATTAAGTCTACTGAATCATCCGAGCTTCCGCACCTCATTGTTGTACGAAAGTGCGGAAAAGCTCACCGAGCCCGAGGCCAGGCCCTTGGCCTCGAACGACCAGCTTTGGCTCTCGACCGAGCAGAAATCGGCTTGGAAAACCACGGTCTGCGAGACCAGGTCGATCAGCAGGATGTTGAAGTACTTCTCGCGCGGCAGCTCCTCCAGGGGTGCCACCATGCCCGGCCCCTCGACGGCTCCGTCCAGGTGGGTGCGGTAGAGCCCCATCGAGCCCGACACGTTGGTCACGCCCGTGGCCAGCTCGAACGGCAGCACCGAGTCGACGGTGTGGATCTTGCGGCGCGGGGTGTCGACGCTGTAGCTGAAACGGCTGACCCGACCGAACGGGTTGCCGTTGACAAACAGGACGACCTGTGCTGACGAAAGTAGGATCGAAGGCATTACGGACCCTTCCTAGCTGCCGGAATCTCGGAATCCAGCTCGTCGCCGCCCCACACGCTGACCCTGTCGGAGAGCTTGTAGCTGCCGCCCTGCGGGAAGCCCTCGCCGCCCAGGCCTCGGTCGCCCGGGTAGAGCACGGTCACCAGAACCTGCTTGCCGGCGGCCACGATGTCGTTGATGATCTGGCGCGCGGCCTCGCGACCCGCGGCGGTGCCGGTGACGTAGAAGTTGCCCACCAGGTGGTCCGCCGCCGGCTCGAACGGGACACGTCCGGACAGCAGTCGCACGGCGGCGCCCGCGGGGAGGGTTGCGCTGAACGGTACGGCAGCATCGAGGATCAAATCCTCGTCGCTCAGGCGTCCCAGGTAGCGGATGGGACCGACCATGTTCTGGTATCCGAAGTTGAACACCAGCCACCCCTCCTCGTCGGGGAAGTTGAGTGCCGGGTCGAAGCCAGTGAGGTGGACGGACGAATAGTGGACGCCACGATTGAAGGCCGTGTCGGTGGTGCCAGCGACCGCGGTGATCGCGAACCCGGTCTTGACGTCGTACGAGAATGGGCCAGGAACCGTTGAAGGCGCAGCCTCGGCGCGCATCGGGGTGACGCTAGCGCCTGCACTGGCGACGGTGTAGGAGTGGCCGTAGTCGTACTCGCGGGTGTGGACGATGATGTGAGTACCGTCCGGAACCTCGGCCACCCGGTGCGTGCCGTTGATGCCGGCACCTTCCCACACGCGGTCTTCGCCCGGGACGATGATCTGGTTGGTCTTCTCGGTGGCAATGGCGTGGTCCCATCCGCCAACCATGGCGAACACGTCGGTGCCCACCAAACCGCCCGTGGGGTCGAGGTGGGGGGTCTGGATTTGGGCCATGGACGTGCGCCAGCGCATGGTGTCCAAGTCCAAGACCTCGACGCTGAACACGCCGTTCGAGCCGCCGGTCACGTACACGGCGTTCTCCGTCGGGAGGTACGCGATGGCCGGATGCTCGCGACCGGAGCGCATGGAAGTGATCGTGCTCCACAGTCCCGTTTTCGGGTCGTAGATCTCGCAGGAGCTGAGCGTGCCGGGCGAGTGCGCACGGCTCGGGTTGTAGCCGCGACCGCCCACGACGAGCACGCGGCCGTCGGGGAGCTTCAGTACCCCGAACTCAGTGCGGGCGTACGTCATGTTGCCCGTCAGCTCCCAGGTGCTGCCGTTCCAGATCTCGCAGCGATTGATCATCACGGAGGCGGACTTCTGTCCTCCGATCGCGAGCACGTGGATGCCGTCGTCGAGCGCGACCAGCTCGTGGTGCATGCGGGAGACCTTCATGACTGCGTCGCTGGCCCAGTTTTCGGTCGTCACGTCGAAACGCGCGGACGTGTCGAGCGGAGTGCCGGCGACCGCCCAGCCGCCGGAGACTAGCGCTCCGCCGTCAGCCAGCGAGCACTGACCGTGAGCGACGCGAGGGTCGAACGACCCCTGTTGCTGTGAGACGGAGTCCGGGGGCAGGAACGTGAGCATGTCCCAGCCTCCGACTGGGGTGCCGGTGAGATCATCGCCGACTGCTCCGCCCGTGCAAAGCACTCGCCCGTCAGTCAGGAGGGATACGCCGAATCCGCGGTAGCCGAAGTTCGGCAGGTTGAAGCCGTGTGTTCCGTCCGGTGCGATCTGAGTCCAGAGGTAGTCGACTGCACGTCCGCCGCTTCCGGACACGGTCTCACCGGTCACCTCCAGCACAGTGAAGTTGTCCTTCGGAGTGAAGGTGAGACCATCCGGAGTGGTGGCTCCGCCAAGAATGAGCAGTCGCCCCTCGGGGTTGCGGATCGCGCGACTGAACACGCCTTCGTACGTGCCGGCTTGACTGTTGGTCGAGTGGATCGAGGCCACGGTGGTGCCGGCCTGAGAATCGTTCGGGCTCGCGAAGTTGCCACTCGGGGTCCCGGAGTCAGTGGCCGGTACTTCGCCCGTGGGCAACACGCCGTCGATGAAGATCTGGTCGCCAACCGAAAGACCGTGCGTCTCGTCGACGTCGACCGTGACGACGCCATCGCCCGTGCGGATCAGTGAGAAGTTCTCTCCCGCGAGCGCAGCGAGGCCCTTCAGGTACGCGGCGAGGCCCGGTCCGCGGCCGACAACTTCGGTAGTCGCCGGGATGACGATGTCTAGGAATTTCATTGTTCGTTCTCGCAGACGATGACGCGGCGGGGGTTGTCGTAGATGGTGCGGCGCTTCGGGCGGAAGAACATCAAATCCGTGAAGTTGATTTGTTCGACGCCGAGCATTTCGATGCCGAGAGGGTTCTCGATCTCGAACCACTTTTCCGAATCCGTGACGAAGACAACCTTGATTGTGAACGTGCCGTTGGTGTTCGTGGGCTGGAACTCGTCTCCGTAGATGTACACCAGATCGCCCTCGTGGACCAGGAACATGTCGAACGTGTCGCTGCTCACCAGAGTGAAGCGCAGGTTACCCTGGGTCGACGGGGACGGCTCGATGTCCCATGTTGCGATCAGTCGAGTGACGCTGACTGTCGTGTTCGCCACGTTGCCGAGCGAGTCGATCAGGTGAACCGTGTCGCTGACGCCGAAGGTCGGGCCGGCGGTGTACAAGCCCGTGCTGACGTTGATCGACCCACCGCTGTTGTTGACGGAGAGAGACCAGACGAGGCCGGTACCGCTGCCACCCACCCCGGTGAAGGCTTGGGTCGAGTCGAAGTGGACGCTCGGGCTGGCCGGAGAGATGCTGAGGTTGGCGCCGACGTTGACCGTAGTCGTTCCGGTGTTGCCGAGAGAGTCCGTGACCAACACCGTGTCGACCACGCTGCCCGAAGATCCGGCAGTGTAGAGGCCAGAGCTGGAGTTGATCGAGCCGCCGGAGTTGTTGACGCTCAGGGTGTAGACGAATCCGGTCCCCGATCCACCACTCGCCACGAACGTCTGCGTGCCCAGTGGAGGAACCGTCGGAGTCGACGGGCTGACGCTGACGTGAGCCAGCACGGAGATGGTCGCGAGATCTTGGTTGTTCTGGACGTCGGTGGCGCGGACCGTGTCCGTGACGTTCGGCGTGGCTCCTGCGGTGTACAGACCGGTGGTGCCGTTGATCGAGCCGCCGGAGTTGTTGATGACAAACTGGAAGGAGGGGCCACCGGGGTTGACGCCGCCGGTAGCGGTGAAGAGCTGGGTCTGACCGGTCAGCTTCGTCGCCGACGGGGGGCTGATGACGATCACATCCTTGACGTCGACCGTGGCGTCGGAGGTGTTCGCGCCGCTGTCGGTCACTCGGATCGTATCGGTGACGTTCGGAGTGGCGCCCGCGACGTACGCTCCGGTGCCGGAGTTAATGGTGCCGCCGGAGTTGTTTGAGACGAAACTGTAGACGTACCCCGACCCCGTACCTCCTGAAGTGGAGAAGGTAAACCCGTGCCCGACCACTCGCTTGGACGTTGCCGGCGAGATGACCAAGGGGGACGAGGCTACGAATGGTCCGTCAAAGCCGAACATGGTGCCTTACGAGATGGCGTACTTCGTTTTGAGGAACTGCTCGACTGCCGCGATCTGGGCGGCGGTGAGGGTGACGTTGAACACGAGGATGCGGGCGATGTCACCGATGAGGAACACGCCAGGGACGCCAGGGACGCCTCCCGAGAACCAAACCCCCACGTGGTAATTGACCGGGCTGGCCGTGGGGAAACTGGTATCAGCAACCGTGTTGGTGATCCACGTGCCCGAGAGGTTCCAGTTGACCTTGTCGTAACTCGCAGTGCCACGATAGACGGTGGCGGTCGCCAACGTATTGCTCCCGAGGCCGATATTGGCGTTGGGCCCGCCCCAGCCTGCCTGGAAGATGTCGGCGCCGCTGCCGAGGGAGATGGCCCAGTCGGCGTGCGCGGGGTTCTCGGAGGCGTGAAGAACGGTCCCGTAGAGGTTGAGCGACCCTCCGGTCTTGGCCACGAAGAACACCGTCACGCCCGTGGAGCCCAACGCGTAGCTCCCGTTCATGTACTTGGTGCCATCGAAGCGGAGGACGTTGTGTCCGTTGATCCCGTTGCTGGTCTTCTTCAAGATCGGCTGGCTGCCGCCCGTTCCCTGGGTAGCGTCGTTTCCGCTGCCCGTCGGCGCGGCGTTCGGCCACGTAGCGATGGAGTCGCCGTCGTTGCCGGACACGTTGTCGCCATCCAGGTCCAGGACCAGGTGGTCGAACATGTTCGGGCGGAAGCCGTGGCCGAGGCCGGGCATTACGACACCGTCAGGTATTCGAAGCCGACGAGGACCCAGTCGGCCCCGTTGTAGTAGAACGTCGCGCCCTGCTTCTGTGAAGGGGCCGAGGCGAACGTGAACAGGGTTCCCGCAGCGCCGCCGCCGTTGACGATCACCATGGTGTGCGCCGCGGTGTCCGCGCGCACGATCCTGAGGAGCGTGCCGGTGACGACCGAGGTCGTGCCGAGGGTCTTGGTACGCGTGGCGCCGAGCGCGGTGGTCTGAACGTATTCGGAAACGGCGTCCGTACCGGGCTGGAGCGTCTGGTCGGCGTCCGTGAGCGCGGTGCCCTGGAGCGGACGGTAGATGTGATTGAGCTTGTCCTTGTCCGCGGCCGGCATGAGGCCGGGGGTCGTCGTGGTCGCGGAGTCGATCACGGAGGCGGCGTATGTGCTCAGCAGCAGGAAGAGGTTGGAGCTGACGTAGAACGAGGCAGTCTTGGGCGGTCCGCCTCCGGCGAGCGTGGCGAGCGTGGTGCCCGAGGTGTTCTTGACGATGAGGTTCCCGCTGGGGTTCCCGCTCTCCAAGATCACGCGAACGACGTACTTGTCGGCCAGGCTGGTGGCGTCGAGAGTGACGGTGCGGTTCGTGGACAAAGTCCCGCTGGGGCAGACGTACTCGCTAGCGACGTCTGCGTTCGGATCGACCGTGACGTCGGCATCTGCAAGTGGGGTGGCGGTGATTGGATTGTAGATGGACATCGACTAGAAGATTGTGGCTTAGGGGGTGAAGATGGGGTCCGGGAAGATGAGTACCGTGTTGGCGCGACCACCGATGATGCGAATGCTTGAAGTCAGTCCCAGCGTACCGGAGTAGATACGAACCAAGTTTCGGTACTCGATGGCGAACCCGGAATTGCCGGCATCGCGGCAGGCGCGGGTGATGGCGGCGGCGACCTCTTTGGCTAGAGCTACTCCGATGCGGGAGAAGTGTGCACGCTCGAAGGTGACGGTAACAGTGTTTCGCTCCTCGAAGAGGATGACCAGCTCGTCCCCATCCTGAAGCGGGTAGGGTTCGGACGCGCCGGTATCGGAGGAGGCGCGGACGGCGTCACGGCCGTAGAAGATCTCCAGCACGTCGAGCAGAGACTTCTGAGTGAGCTTGCCGTTGCGCTCGGTCAGGGCGAGGCGACGGAACAGGTCGTCCGACATGTTCACGCCCCTGGGGCGGTTGATGCCCTCATCGCTAGCGCGGCGGTCGAGGTAGAGGCCGGAAGCCGAGGACAAGAACAGCTGGTCGAAGGCCAGTCGCGCGTTGTCCGCGTTGATCTGGTCGCCCGCGGCGAGCGCAGCCACCATGCTGTTCCAGCCCTTGCCCTTGAGGGCCGGGTTCAGGAACTTGCGGATGATGTTCTCGTGCTCCTCGTTGACCGCGCCGTGGCCGAGCGGATCACTCGTCAGCGTGAACGCGACCTCGAACGGCAGGTCGGTTGGAGGCATGAGCGATTCCGAGGCGTCCTCGACGATGTTTTCGACCGACAGCGTCCAGGCGCCCAGGGCGAGTGGCGCGGCCAAGTACAGATCGATCGACTGGCGGTCACCGTCGACGGTCGCGCAGCTGATAACGTAGTTGGCGTCCGGCCCGATCAGCGTGTAGTTGCTGGGGTTGAGGGCGTCATCGGTGTTGCCAGCATCGAGCGCGCGGGGGTACTGCGTGAACGTCGCCCTCAGCGCGGCAACCGAAAGCTGCCGAACCGATTCGAGGGAGAATGTTGCTGCTGGGAACGACATTTACTTGGGTTCCACGTTTGAGACGACCAGGGTGTAGTTGGTGCCGTCGACCTGGCGCGGCTGGTTGGTGAGCTTGTACCAGAGGTCAGTGACCTTGGTGGCAGCAGTGACGGTGAGGCCGTTGTTGAGTGCGTAATTGGCGGGGTCCGAGGCGGTGGTCTCGTCGACTGCAATGGAGAAGATTACGTCGATGTGGTGGGCATCGACGGCGCGGATCATCTGGACGCTGACCGGCGTGACCACGCCAGCGAAGTCGAGACTGTAGGCTCCGGTGAAGATCCCGAACGACGGGCTCGAAATCCCCAGCTGGGGGAGATGGAGCGTGTAGGTGGCGTCGAGGGTCTGGGGAGTCACTCCCAGGGTGACGGTGTTGCCGACGAAGGAAACCGATCCGACCTGGACGGTCCTGCCCGGTCCGTCGAGCGTGACGAACCAGCTTGCGACGTCCAGGGCGGGGCCCGAGAGTACGACGTCGTCGCTGAACTGGACCTCCAGGTGGTCAGCGAACGCGGTGACGGACGTGGTATGGATCGTGGGTGTGGTGGGACCGGTGAACCCGATGTTCCAGGTCGTGTTGCCGTCGACCGGGTTGACGGTCAGGTGGGGGTACACGGACCCGTCCCACGGCCACACAAGGTCTCCGAACTTGATGAACTGGGAGTCGCCCGTCGAGGGGAACGTACTGCCAACGGCGAGGTTCGCCAGTCCCGTCGACAGCCACGTGTCGATGAGGTTGCCGATCCACCCGACGAAGGTCGACCCGTTGTTCTCGATGGCGATCATCCCCATCGGCGTGAGCGGATAGCCACCGGGACCTGCGACGGCTTCGCTCACCAACTGGGCCCCGAGCACGCGAGCGTCGGTGGATGCGATCACGTCGACTGGCTGACCACCGGTAACGGCGTTCGCATCGGCGAAGCGGTTGAAGCTGAAGAAGGAGAGCGTCGGTCCTGAGTTGCCTTGGTCGGGGATGAAAGTCACGACGAAGGGGTTGTCGTTCTGAGAACGAGCCAGCTCCTCCACCATCATCACGGACTTGCACAATCCCGCCGCGTCGTAGATGATCATTCTCGTGATCATCCCGTCGTCGCTGGCGAACACACGCGCGTGCAACTCGGGGAAGTTGGTGCCGCTCCATCCGGCCTGATCGCTGGCCCAGAACGCGGCGCCAGCGATGGTCTGCTGGTCGGCAGCGGTCGGAGAGGAGCTGACGGTTCCTCCGGTGTACCTGCCGGCCGGAGACCAGGACCACGTGACTCGTCCGAAGTCGTTGAACACCCACAGCATGGAGACGCCAGTCGTGGGGTTGCGGAAAATGATCCACGGCTGGTTCGGCGCACCGGTCACGGGGATGTCGGACGCCGAGTTGATGTTGTCGCTGCTGTTCGCGACCACGCCGTTGGCGCTACCGTCCACCACCCAACCGTACGTCTTGAGCTGGTTCTTGATGAGGATGAACAGCTCGGGATAGCCGGCGTACGACCCGATGGTCGCGTTGGCCAAATCGTCAGAAATCAGCCAGGTCTTGGTGAGAGTGGGGAGGTTTGTGATGTCGGTGACGGTGAACGGAGCGCTCTCCGCGGCCTTCACGAGGGTGTCGTTGATGAACGCGCGCACGACGTAGGAGCCGGCCGTGACAGGCGTAGTGACGTTAGGCGGGTTCGGGAGCACGAACAGGAAACTCCCGTCAGTCACGCCGACCATGTACCTCCACCCGTAGTAGGTGGAGTCCGCTGAAACAGCCGGCGCGATGGCGACCCAGTCCGTGGCGTTGCCGGGCATCCCGGTCCACGTGATCTTGAGGTATCCGCCGTCGACGAATTCCGTGGTGATAGTTGCCACGGATTACACTCCCAAGAAGCTGACCTGGACGTCCTGGGCCAAGTCGAGGACGAAGGGCTTCTCGTACGGCTGGACCTTGATCTGGTCGTGCTCGACCGAGAACAGCGGCGACACGATGGCCACCGAGACCACGCCCACGACCTCGCGCGCGGCGTCGATGATGTCGCTGAACGAGATGGACTTGCCGATGGCAGTCTGGTTGACGACCGTGGCGACTGCCGAGCGGACGCGGTTGGCGATGTCCTGGGTGTTGAGGCCCGTCTTCACGCGGATCGACAGACCCACCTGGATGCGCTTCACGAGCGGACCCTGGATGTTGATCTGCGAGTCAGCTGCGGCCACGCCCGGGTAGGTCACCGGGTTGCCCGGATCGCCGTACACGACCTTGTTGGCCTCGCGGAGCAGGCCCACGTCGTAGCGGTAGCCGTCCGAGCCCGCGGAGAAACCTTGCGGGAAGTTGAGCTTGTCGAGAACCGTGATGACCGAGCCAGCCGACTCCGAGATCGAAGACGAGTCGATGCCATGGTCCCAGCGGATGTTGACGAAGTTCCCGTCGTCCTGGTTGGGGGAGATACCGTCTGCACGCATGACGAACACGCCAGGGACACCTTCGCGAAGGTAGATGACCCCCGTGGACGTGAGAGCTGCCGAGGCGCCCTGCGGAACTGGGGTGCGCGCGGAGACGTCGACGGTGACGGTGGTGCTGTCGTTGAACACGTCTCCGTCTCCAGCCACGGTTTCTCCGACTGCCTTCACGGTCCAGATGCCCATGTTGTTCACGCCCCAGGTGGGGTCGAGCACGGCAAGCTGGTCTCCCGGCATGACGGAGTCGGGGATGAAGACAGTGATCAGGCACTCCGAGGTCTCCTCGACGCAGATCGGGTTCTCGATGTAGATCGTGCCCGAGGTTCCGCCGACGCCCCCCGTGGAGCGGAGGACGCGGAAGATGCCCTGGTTCGCGGCCTGGACCTGGCCGATGGTCGGGGCCGTCGCCGGAGAGACGCGCAGCCAGGAACCGTTGGGAATGGATCCGAAGAAAGCGTCATCCGTCGAGCCGGTGTCGGCGATGGCCACGAACTGACCCTGGCGCTCGAACTGAACGCGGAGCTGGGTGGGCGAAACGTTTTCGACAAAGATGGGAGTGCTGAAGACCATCAGGCCCGCGGAGTCCCAGGAGTTGAGAATGAGACCGGGAGCGACGATGGTCGGCTTCGGGAGCTGGTTCTCGTTCTGGATGCGGAACCACATACCGCTCGTGAAGCCGTCAGCGTCGAGCAGTGAAACGGTCGAGACAGCCGACGATCCGCCCGTCGAGACGGGCGATCCCACGACTGGAGCGGTGACGCTGTTCGCGAGCCCACCCTGAACCTGGACGCCGCCGTCCGAGCCTGCGGTCAAGGTCGAGAGCTGGACGTGGTGTCCCGCGCCGGCAGCTTCGATGTCGGCCACGGTCCACAGTCCCGTCACCGTCGGCGTGTTCAGCCACTCCACGATGTTCTTGGTCGTGATCGGGACGATGCGGACTTCTTCGTTCTCCCAGTCGGAATTGGTGGACAGCGCTCCCGTGACGGGAGCCTTGAACTCCAGAGTGTAGTCGTCCGAGATGAGCAGCGGCAGGGTGGTGGTCTTGACCCAGTTCACGCCGTCGTGCAGGATGTACCAGAACTCGGAGGCATCCAGCTCGTCGCAGGTGTTCTGAGAGATGTTGTTGAGGCCCGTGCCCGTTTCCTTCGCCGAGATCGGGTTGGTCGAGGGAACCGCGGTGCGCAGGGCTTGGATGGCGGTGGCGATGGCCCCGGCCGTTTGCGGGCTGTTCGCGAACACCTGGAGGTAGGCGGTGCTGACGATGGGCACCCACGTGAGCGCGGTGTCTACGAACTGGCTGGCGCCGTCGATCTGGTCGCCTGAGAGGACGAAGATGTGGTGCCCGCCCGCGGGGACCGAGCTGACCTGGAACGTGGCGTTCCCGTAAGAGACGAGGTTCGTCGGGTCGTTGAGGCGGTAGAAGTCCAGCGCGACCGTGCCCGAGCCCGTGAACGAGGACTCGCCCTGGCTGTCGTACGAGACGGTGCCGATGTTGGAGGTGATGCCCTGGTCGGCGGCGCTCTCGGCGTAGCCGATGGTGCCCGCGGTTGCGGCGGTGAGCGTCTTGAGGCCCGACGAGAAGTTGATGTCGGTCGACTGAACCCAGACGCGGTCGCCGATGTTGAAGCCGTTGTTCGTGATCCCGGCCGGCAGGGCCGTGAACGCGGTGACGAAGCCACCCGTGCGCGACGCCGACGAGATGGCGAGGTTCAACACTTCGACGAACGTGGCCGTGCCGCCGCCCGTGATCGAGGGGATGCCGCGACCGACGCGGGTGGTATTGTGGATCGTGGGAGTACGGGGTGCCCCGGACTTCAGCTTGATCGTGACGTTGGTCAGATTGCTGTTGTCCAGAACGGTGACGACCTTCAGATTGGTGCTGGGGGCGTCGGGGTTGCCGAAGCGCAGGCGCACACCATCGCCGTCGGGGCCGAGGCGGAAGTAGCGGAGGACCATGCGGCGGGCGGCGTCGGCCGGGAAGGCTACCACGCGCGACGCCATGTAGATGGCCATGTCGTTGAAGTCGTAGTCGAGACCGAAAGTGGCGGCCAGGCTCAAGCCTGCGTCGTCGCCGTCGCGGAAGACGTTCGATGAACCGTACGTGGACCCGACGGTCTGGAGCGTGCGCCATAGATTGATCGGGTAGCGCTTGTCGTTGTCGTTGTCGACGAGGACCTCCAGGTTCCCGTTCGGGCTGATAGCGAACGGAGCCGCAGCGACAACGCGGTCCCACGGTCCCCAGACCTGGGGCGGGGCGTCGCGGGTTTCGAGGGTGGAGACGAGGTCTCCGTCGACCACGCGAGTCTTCAGGCGGGTGGCGAACTTGAAGTTGCTGTTGGCGCGCAGGTTCGTGAAGGGAACGCCCAGGCTGTACGGGCTGCCGCCGTCCGTGCCGCGGGCCAAGTTCTTGAGGCCGACGATGGCGTAGTCGTGTCCGATGACCGTGCTGGTGACGACCGGCTTGGAGTGCGGGTCACCGTCTTCTTGACTGACCACGCGCACGTCCTCGAAGGACGGGGTGCCGAGATCACTGCCGGCGCTCATGACCGCGCCGAGGTGGGGGACCAGGTTCTTGGTGGCCGATGCTGGGTCGAGCAAGATCGCTTCGGCGGTCACGTCGCGAGTGACGAAGGCGATGTCGCCCGTATCGTCGAAGGTGTTGGTGTTGACCCGGAGCTTGGTGGTTTTGTAAACGGATGCCGTGGCGCCGATCAGTTCGGCATTGAACACGTCTGCGAGCGAGTTGGCGGTGTAGCTGCCACCGCTCGGGATCAGGGTGTCCTGCACGAACGCGTCCGAACGGACGAAGGCAATGCCAACGTCGGTGAGGAACATGTTGGTCACCGTAGCCGGCTCGGGGGCACTCCAAGTGTTGTCGGGCTCGTCGTAGACGTTCAGCACCGACGTTGCCTGGTAGCCGAACGATCCGCCCAGGACGAAGGAGCCGCCGATGCTGGCGACGAGGTTCGCGACGGTCGTGCCGTCACCTGAGAGCAGCTCGACGTACTCGCTGTCCCAGCGCGGGTTGTTCTGATCGATGCACGACGGAGGAATTGGCGTGTGCAGCTCGGTGAACGTGGTGCCGTCGTAGGTGAACGCGGCGTACTCCGTGGGGGTGTCGCTGGTGTAGGCGTTGAGGCCGACGACGTGGCCGTTCTTGAGCTTGACGAGAGGCTTGTGCTCGAAGTTGACGTTCATCACGCCACCGCCGCCCCAAGTTCCTGCGCCGATGGTATACAGCTCCCAGCTGTCTGCGCCGATGCCGCCCAGCTTGCCGCCGGCAGCGATCACCTTCGTCGGGGTCACCTCGACGTCGGACATGCCGAAGCACGAGCGGGCGACGCTCATGCTGCCCGTGGCGACGGTGGTGTCGGGACCCGGAGTGAAGCGCTCGGCGTCCACGAGGTCGGTCACGGTGTCGTCGAAGCCGCCCGCGATCAGCACCGTGTCGTCCGGCAGCTTCACTGCGCAGTGGTGCGAGCGGTGCTTCACCATCGTACCCTCGGAGGTGATGGTGTCGCCCGAAGGATCGTAGATCTGGAACTTGTTGTTCGCGGCGCCGCCGTTGTCTCCGCCAGCGATCAAAATGCGACCGTCGGTGAGCAGCGTGGCCGTGTGGTTCTTGCGCTGGGTCGTGGTGGACACGGCCGAGGTCGTCCAGGTGTCGGCGACCGGATCGTAAGTCTCGATGGTGCCCGTGTGGACGCCGAAGCCGTTCACGCCTCCGACCACGACCACCTTGCCGTTCGCCAGCACCGTCGCCGTGTGGAAGGCGCGGGGCATGTTCATCGGGGCGGCCGGGGTGGTGATCTGGGTGTTGTGGTCGTACAGCTCGGCGGTGCCGACGACGCCGTCGGGGACGTCGGTCAAAGCGATGGTGTTGCGCGGCTTGATGGCGCCGCCGCAAGTGAAGATCTGGCCGATGGCAGTTCCGATGCCCGGGATGCGGACCGAGCGGTGACCGTGACGCGAGGTGAGTGAGGTGTGACGCTCGATGGTGATCGAGGTCGAGCTGGCGTCGGCCACGCGATGCACGCCGCGGAGAGTGGTGGGGACAACGCTGTCCCAGAGAACCATCCAGTCCTGGGGCTGGACGTTCGCGAACACGGCCGAGCCGGCAGCGATGGTCACCAAGTTCCCGAAGTCCTCGGTCTTTGCGACCGCGATGTCCAGGCTGGTGGTGGGGGTCACTCCGTGCTCGATGATGTTGGCGGACCCATCGACCAGCCACCAGAGGTGGGCGTCGCTGGCAAGAGAAACCGTCGTCATGTCCTCGGACTCGACGAAAGCGCGGGTCGCGAACGAGCCGGCCGTGAGGCGGTCGCCCGCCTCCAAGATCTGGCTGAGAACGACCTGGGCCTCGTTGCGGTCGAGGGTGTAGTCACGGTGCGCGCCGAGGGCGACACCGATCTCGAAGAAGTGCGCCGCCACCAAGGAACCACCCGAGATCTCCACCGCAGCCCGTGACACGGGGCCGGCGTTGGAGGTTAGCACGAGCTTGCCCGCGTTCACCGTTGCGGTGATACCCGGGATCTTGGCATTAACCACCGCAGCCCAAGCCGCGAGTGAGTTCCGGCCAAGAGTCGCGTAGCCGGTGTTGGCATCGATGAAATCTTGATCCTCGAACGTGTACGTGAGCGAGGGAGTGCCGTCGATAGCGACGGCGAAAGTCTGCGGTCCCGAGACGTTGTTCCACGTGGCGAACGGCTGGCTGCGGAGCACGGCGATGACGCCGTCTTTCACCAGCAGGCGGTCGTTCTTGTAGAGGCGCATCGTGTAGTTCACGCCGGCCGGGAACGCGAGACCGGCGTTGGCGTTGGTCCCATCCTGGTTCTCGACGATCTCGATGTCCTCGTTGGTGTCCGCGTTTGCGAACACGATGACCTTGGATCCTTGTTCCGCGGTGCGGGCGACGAAGGCGATGTCCGGATTCGAGTTGATCGATGCCACGACCTCGAACGCGCTGGCGTTGGAGATCGAGTGGAAGTCGTCCGCGTTGAACGAGTGCGTGTAGGTCGTGCCGCCGACCTTGACCGAGAGCTGGTCGGTCGAGCGGAGCACGAACGGGGCGACATTGGTGGTGATGGCGAACGCACGAGCGATCGGGCGCTGGGTGGTCTCGAAGTGGGTTTCGCCGCCGACCGCATCGTCCATGAGCGACTCGACCGAGACGTTGGCGGTGCGCTCCTCGTAGCCGGTGCCATCGTCGATGTAGAGCGTGGCTGGGAAGCCGAAGCGCTTCACGAGGCTGGCGGAGTTGATGCGCTTGTTCTCGTCGAAGGCGGTGATGCCGGTGACCGCGGTCGTGATCGCCAGCGTGGTCGCCAGCTGACGGCTCGCGCGCACGTTGCGGATGCGCTCGCGGTAGTCGTCGTCCGACTCCGTCTCGCGGCCGTTGGTGAACGGACGCGGGTTGGTCACCTTCGCCCCGTTGAAGGGCGAGGTCGAGAACTCACTGATGGCGCCCGCGATGACGTTTCCGATCTGACCGCCGAGCTGGGCCACGACCTGGATGTTCGAGACCTCGGTCTCGCCGTCGGGCAGGGTCACCGAGTACAGCGTGCGGAAGTCGATGGCGCTCGCCACGCTCGCCTGCGGCGTGCGCACGACCGTGTTGGGACCGATGGTGCGGTTGTCGCCCTGAGCGAGGATGACCGTCTCAGACGTGTTGTGGAACCTGGTCGTCGCGGTGGCGAGCGTGATCTCCCAGTGGTTGCCGACGTTGACGAGGGCCGTGTAGCGGATGGGGCCTTCGTAGTTGTTCGTGCCACGGCCGATGTAGATCTTGGTGGTCGGGCCAGGCGCCGGGAAGGAGCTGGCGTCGACGACGTTGATGGGGGTCACGACGCCGGTTCCCACGATGGGAGCAGGCGCGCCCTGGAACAGCCTCGTCGCCTTCTTGGTGAAGCTCGTGTCCGAAAGGGTCACGACGCCCGCGGACGGCGTGATCTCCAGCTTGGGGATGCCCTCACCGCGACCGATGCGCGAGAGCGCGAGGCCGGTGGCGTTGTCGAGGTCGGCGCTCGTCAGCAGGTTGAAGATGTCCTGCGCGTTCCGCATGTCGCTCTGGGCCGCAGCTTCGAGCAAGGACACGATCGGACCACCGACACGCAGCGAACGGATGCCCTGCTTCGACAGGAAGGCATCGAACATGTCACCGAGGGTCTGCGGGTACGAGCGCGGAGTGGGCGTGTCAGCCATGGTCCCCCAGAAGATTGTGGTCGTAAGTGCTTGTTACGGCGCGACTTGCGCCGAAATCGGGATGATCTGACTGATGCCGGCCACCTCGATGGCGATGTTCATCGCAGCGATCGGACCGGTGACGTCAATGTGCGCGGCCTTGATGTCCGTGAACGTCGGGTCACCAGCGAACATGCCCTCGACCGCGCGCACGACCTGCGCCGCGTTCAAGTCCGCGAGACTCATGCCGACCTCGATGGGGAGACCGTAGTCCGGGTGGCGGCTGAGCGTGCCCTGGACGGTCGACATCGCGAGCCGAACCTTCTGGATGATGTTGGTCAACCCCACCGACCAGCGACTGTCGCCGTCCGGGGTGATGATGAGGTCGTTGGCGGGGGTCAGAAGCAGGTCGACGCCACCGACAGCGATGAAGCTGTCGTACTCGTTGATGCCCGGGATGCTCTTGGTGGTGAAGTCCCGGTCCTTCGGAGTCAGGTCGGATGGGATGTAGATGACCATCTGGCTGTTGACGGTGTTCGGGAGGAAGGCCTCCAGCTTCGCGTGCGCCAGGGTGATGTACTGGTCCATGTTCGCCTCGCCATCCACGGTGACGAGAACTTGGTTGGACGCCAAGATGTCGATCTTGGTGACGGTGCGGGAACTGCGAACCACGGTGTCGGAGCTGATGAACACCGGCTGTCCGACGTACAGATGGTCTGCGGACGACACGAAGACGGTGTTGTTCGCGCCGTTGACGAGCAGCGTGAGCTGGAAACCCACCTCGTCGACGTAGGGCGTCTGGAGGCCGTTGAGTGACGCGATCTCCAGCCAGCGGTCGGGGTCCTTGAGGTACTGGAACGCGAGCTGCTCCAGCGATCCGCCGTACGGGAACGGCACCGCGAACTTCGAGCGCGGCTGGGTGAAGGCGATGCCCGAGCGCGTGGCGAGGCCAGCGACTGCCGCCAAGGAGGTGAGCTTCGCGTCGTCTGCGTTCACGACCGCGAACCTACGCATCTCCAGTGCCAGCTGGTTCAGGTAGAAGAGCGTGTTGAAATCGTCGTCCGTGGGGTTGTCGATGATCGTGGTCGCGGGAGCCTGGAGTCCGTAGATGGCGTTGTACGTCGGGTGACCGGCGCCGATGGCGGCAGCGTACGCATCCGCCGACGACTGGATCCCGTCCGCCATGTTCTGGTAGTCGAGGCGGGTGAGGTTGTGCACGCGGCGACGCTCAGCCGCGATGGCGTTCTGCATCGACGGCGAGAGCTTCAAGTCTCCGACGGGGACGTTGGAGAAGTAGTCGTAGTTGTCGCTGGGCTTGTCGAACGCTGAGTTGGCCGGGTGCGAGTCGATGAGACCCTGCGAGATCGCGCTGACGTCTGTGTTGTCGGCCTTCTCGGTGCCGAGGGACTTGATGGCGTCGTGGATGGCCTGGGCGTTGGCAGAGACGTGGCGGCCCACGCGCTTCACGTTCTGCAACCAGTCGTCCTTGTCCTTGCGGACCGATACGATCTGAAGGACTGCGGTCTTCGTGTTCTGCGCGATGGAGTCCGAGAGGTCGGAGACAGACAGCGGCAGCGACAGCGTGTCCTTGCAAAGTAGGGTGAGCTGGCGGATCGGCTCGAAGATGGTGCGGTCCACGTCGCCGCCGACCGCCTGGATCGTCCTCTTCGCGCCCTGGAGGACGAGGCGCGCGGCCGTGAGGGTGTTGAGGGTCTTCGACAACGCCCCGGGGCTGACATCGATGGGGCGGTACGGCTTCACCTTGTCGGCGAGACCGCGGTCGAGCTTCACGCGCTTGTACGCCTTGAAGGTGAGGTTGTAGTGGTACTCCAGCGGCGACCCGGCGTTCTTGTCGACGTTGAACTGCATCGGCGAGACGAGGTACACCGCCTCGTCCTTCCACGTCGCGAGAGCGAGGCGGACGTTACGCTTCTCCTTGTTCTTCTTCATCTCGACGTACGACTCGAAGAAGAGCTGGAGCAAGCGGAACTGGTACCAGCCCGTCAAAGCCCCGGCGCCATCGGTCGTGCCGGTGAAATCACTCTGCGGGACCGTGTTGTCAACGAACTTCGGGCTGACGATGTTCTGGGCGGACGTGGCGGTAGCCCGCGCGGCGGTGAGGGTGCCGGCGAACACGGCGTCGCGCCACTGGAAGGCCTGCGGCTGGATCGCTTGCCCGCGGCCGGCGAACACACCCGTGGTGCCGGACATCGAGATCATGCGCGTCGGCGCACCGTTGTGCTCTTCGATGTGGCCACCGAGCGTCACCGAGTTGTTGATGGCGAACGGCATCGAGATCTGAAATGACTCCGGCGGCATCGGCAGCGTGTACTGGAACGCGGACTGCCCGCCCAGCGTGAGGCCCGGCTGGGGGCGCGTGTAGCGGCCGTCACCGGTCTGCTCGACGATGATCAGCTGGTACGGGAAGAGCTGGTTCCAGTTCCCGCCCGTGATGGCCTCGTTGCGGAACCAGGTCTTGTCGGTGGTCTGCGCGGGCGCGGGTTTGTTGGCGAGGGCCCAGTCCCCCGCGGAGAGCGCGGATGAAAGGACCCCTGGCTCGAACGGCATGCTTCAAAGATTGCCGCCAGATACACGAAAGGCCCGCGACCCTTCTGGGGTGCAGGCCTTTCGCGTAAGCTAAGGAAGCTGGCTTAGCTGTGGAGCATCACGAGGATGTGCGTCACGGCCGACAGGTCCGTGTCGTTCTGCACGATCTTGTCGGTCACCGAGATGGTGGTCTCGAAGTGGGACGAGACGTCGGCGTCGTTGTTCAGGTCGATGACGGCCACGACCTTGCTGCCGATGACAGCGCCCGTGAAGGCGGTCTGGACTGCACCGCCCGAGGCGTCGGCGCCAGCGACGATCTTGGTCTTGACCGTGCCCACGGGAGCGTGGATGGCGCCCGTGAAGGTCGAAACGCCGGTCACCGCGAGGGTGGTTCCGACAGCGACCGCAGCGTCGAACGTAGCAGCGCCGTCGACGCCGAGGGTGCCGCCGACGTCAGCGTTGCCGCCCGTTGCGAGGGTGCCCGAGATGGCGACGTTGCCCGTGATGTTCTGATCGCCGTCCATCACCTTGCCGTTGACGGTCACGACGCCGGTCGCGTCATCGACCTTGAAGACGACGCGCGAGCGACCACGGAACTTGCGGTCCAGGTACTCGATTTGGAAGGGCTCACCCTTCGAGACGATCCATTGCTTCCAGTTCTTTGAAAATGCCATGATGAGGTTCCTTCCGATCTAGGGTGCGGTCCCAGAAAATCCGGGTTGCTACCCCGAAGATTCGGGTCCGAACGAAACAAAAGGCTGGACAATCGGGGTTTCCCATGTTACCGTCTTGGAGTCATGCCAAGAAAGAAGCGCAAGCGGCCCCACGGGACGGGCTCGGTCCGCCTACGGGCCGGGCGCGCCCAGGTCCAGTGGACCAACCCGAACGGCACCCGCGGCACCAAGACCGTCGACTTGGCGGAGGTCCAAGCCTTCCTCGCCCGCGCCAACGCCGGTTTGGAGGTACCCCAAGAAAAGAAGGCCTCGAACTCGCTCGGGGAGCTGGCCCAGACCTGGCTCGACTCCCGGGCCGGGATGGCCTCCAACTACGACGAGCGCAGCCGGTGGAAGAACCACCTCGCGCCCGCGGTCGCCCACCTGACCCCGGACGAGGTGACCGTCCCCGTGCTCAAGCGCCTCATCCAGGACCTCCGCGCCAAGGGGCTGGCCCCTGGTACCGTCGGACTCCAGATCGCCCTGCTGTCGTCGTTCTACGGCGATCTGGTGGAGGATGGCGTGGCGGTCGTCAACCCGGTCCGCATGCTGTCGCGGAAGACCCGCCGGAACGAGCTGACCCCCAACACAGACTGGAAGAAGACCCCGTTCCTGCGGGACCCGCGGGACATCGCCCGCATCCACGACAAGCTCGCCACCTACGACGGCTGGGTCGCCCTCGGCTACATCATCGGGGCCCTGGCCGGGCTCCGCACGGGCGAGGCCCGGGCGCTGCGCTGGGCGGACGTCGATCTGGACGGCCGACTCATCCACGTCCGCCAGCAGACCGCGCGCCACGGGACCGGCTTCCGAAAGCTGAAGAGCGGCGAGTCCCGGCTGGTCCCGATCTCGGACTCGCTCTACTGGTTCCTGCGCGGTAAGATGCCGGTCTTCTACCCGGACGTGCGCGACGGTTTGGTCTGCTCGTTCGACGGCAAGATCGTGCTCAGCGACCACCGCATGGGCGAGCTGTACGCGCAGGCGCTGACGGAGCTGGAGCTACCCGAGATGCGCTGGTACGAGGGCACCCGCCACACGTTCGCTTCGCAGTGGGTGCTCAACGGCGGTACTTTGGAGACCCTGCGCGAGATGATGGGCCACTCCTCGGTCACGGTGACCGAGCGGTACGCCCACTTGATCCCCGGCAACTACTCGGACGCTGACCGCGCCCGCGTCCAGATCGAGTTGGTGCCGGACGTCCACATCGCGGACTACGTGAACTGATGCCCACCGCAGAATGCACGAATCTCGACCACAGCGACTACAAGGTGGCCTGCAACCACTGGGGCCTGGAGCGCGTCGAGCGCAGGTACGACTGCAAGGTGTGCGGCCGGCCCGAGTTCGGCGAGTGGTTCCGCAACCTGTATTGGCACCAGACCAACGCGCAGTACTGGAAGGGGATCTTCAAGGACGCCACCGAGCAACGCGTGTTCTTCTTCAAAGCGGAGCCCCGCGGGCAACGGTCCCAGCACTTCGTGTTCGTGGACCCAGACATCAACGACCCGACCTCGATCCTCATTCCCACGCGCCCAGACTGGGCCCAGGGCGACCTCTCGGTGGTCATCAAGCAGGAGCGCTACCGGCGCCGGATGAAGCCCGCGCAGGAGAACGACTACGGCGAACTCCAGCCGTATTTGACCGGCAAGCTGGAGCAGCTCATCGCGGAGAACGACCTGGAGTACGTCGACAACTACCGCTTCGCCGACGTCAAGATCCGCAAGGACGTCCGGCGGTTCCGCAAGCAGGCCGAGACGGGGTGCTGCGGCTCGTTCGAGACCGAGGTGAGGGTCGGCGGCCGGCGGTTCCTGGTGGGCTGCAACTACGGGCACTGATTCAGTAGAAATAGGTCGATGAAGCAAAGACTCATCGCCTGGGCACTGGGAATCGTCCTGGGGCTGGTAATCTACTTCTTGATAGGATGACCTGCCCTCCGAACCTGACGATCTGGTCCATCTACCTGCTCTGGGGATTCAACATCTTCCAGGCGGTCGTCGTCGTGTTGTTGTGGGAGCTGGTCAAGTGGCTCTGGCGACGAATGAGGGCTTGACAATGACCGCCACTTGGGGTACCTTCAAAGCATGCCCACACTTCAGCCCACCAAAGAGCAGTTCGACGCCTACCAGTCCTCGTTCAGGTACTTCAACGAGAAGCTGTTCGGGAGCCGTCTTCCCGAGATCATCCTGAACTTCAGCCGGCGCGCGAAGGCCTACGGGTTCTTCGCTCCCGAGCGCTGGAAGACGCAGGGCGACAGCCCGGTCGTCACGCACGAGATCAGCCTCAACCCCATGATGATGGAGCGCGACGCCAAGGAGCTGTACTCGACGCTGGTCCACGAGATGTGCCACCTCGATCATCACGAGAACGGCGAGCACCTCTCCAAGAAAGGCTACCACAACAAGGAGTGGGGCGGCCTCATGAAGGCCGTGGGCCTCTTCCCCAGCTCGACCGGCGAGAAGGGCGGGCCGGAAACCGGCTTCCGCATGACCCACTACATCGTGGAGGACGGGGCGTTCGATCGCTCGTTCAAGGACATGCCGCAGGAATTCCTTCTGCCCTGGAAGGGCAGCCTCGAAGGGGCGACTCCCGTCACCATCGCCAAGAAGCGCTCGAAGTACCACTGCGCCGCGTGTGATTTCAACGTCTTCAGCTCGAAGGACGGGCTGTCGATCAACTGCGGCACCTGCAACAACGCGCTCCTGGAGGACGAGAAGTGAGCCTGAACGAGCAGAACGACCGGGTCCGTGCGAAGCTGCTCGAAGGCCAGCTCCGGGGCAAGGTCGGGGTCTGGAAGATCTTGGGCGAAGACCCCAACTGCGACCTCGGCGGGTCCCACCACCAGCCTACGCTGGCCACGGTGCAAGGTAAGTACGAGGACGCCGTGGAGTACGCTCTGGGGTTGTCGGGCTTCTTCACCTGGGGCGGGGGCGGGAACGTCGAGGAGGTCAACATCCTCAAGGTCGACGGCGCGGCTCTGAAGCAGCGCGCGATCTTGAGCAGCCGCCGCACGACGCTCAAGGCCGAGCTGGCCGAGGTCGAAGCGGAACTCAAGGCTCTCGGGGGCAAGTAGCCATGGCCCACATTCGAGAAGGATTGGCTTTTGACGACGTACTCATCGAGCCGGTGTACAACTCCGACGTGGAAAGCCGCGAGGAGGACGTCGACCTGCGCGTCGGGTTTGAGGATATCGTCTTCGAGCACCCGATCATCCCGGCCAACATGGAGGATGTCGCCGGCTTGAAGCTGCTCGCCGCGCAGAACCACTCCGGCGGCCTGGGGCTCATCCACCGCTTCCAGTCGGTCGAGGACCAGATCGCGCAGTTCGTGGCGCTCGGCGAGCCCACCTACCACGTCGGCGCCTCGGTCGGCGTCAAGAACGACTTCGACCGGGCCAAGGCGTTGATCGCGGCCGGGGTCACGATCATTTGCGTGGACGTGGCGCACGGAGACTCCCACCTCGCCGCGCGCATGGTTCAGTTCCTGCGCATGCAGGGCATCACCATCATCGCGGGCAACGTGGCGACCCGCAGCGGCGCGCGGCGTTTGTGGGAGGCCGGGGCGGACATCGTCAAGGTCGGGATCGGACCGGGCAGCCTTTGCACGACTCGCATCGAGACCGGCTGTGGCGTTCCCCAGCTCACCGCCATCATGGACGTCGCCGAGCTGCGCAACGAGGCTTTCATCGGCCGCAAGATCATCGCGGACGGTGGCATCAAGAACGCCGGGGACTGCGTGAAGGCGTTGTGTTTCGCGGACATGGTCATGATCGGCAACCTCTTCGCCGGCTGCGACGAAGCTCCGGGCCTTGCCCCGGGCGGGAACAGCAGCTACAAGCTCTACCGCGGATCATCGACCCACAAAACCAGCCACGTTGAGGGCGTCCAGGCGCGAGTCCCGCGCACGGGCACCTTCCACTCCGTCCTGAACCGCCTGCTGGAGGGCATCCGCTCAGGCTGCTCGTACCAGAACGCCACGCAGCTTTGGAAGCTCCAGGAGGACCCGCGGCTGATCCGCATCACCTCCGCGGGCCTCCGCGAGTCCTACCCCCACGATGTCGTCGTGGTGCCACATGAAGGGTAACAAAGTGAAACTCATCTCGTTCTGGTTCCCGATCGCCTGCGTGACCACCATGCTCGGAGCATGCGTGGTCTGCGCGCTGATGGGCCAACGGAACAAGGCCGTGTTCTGGTTCCTGGACGCCGCCATCACTGCGTGGTCGGCCTTCATGCTGATCTGACGATGAAACTCCAGAAGGAGCCCTACGACTGCGGCGTCTACTCCATCCTGAATGGAGCGCGGGCGCTCGGGCTCTCGATCCCCGTCGCCCGCATCCGCAAGCACGCGGACACGGACGAGTCGGGGACCAACGAGCACGGCATCATGAACGCGTTGGAGAAGCTTGGCTTCGACCACGAGGAGTTCAAGCTTCCCAAGGTACCGGCGTTCGCCCAGCTCTTCTCCGGGGACCCGGTCATCTTGAACGTCGAGGACGGGCGGCACTGGGTGACCTTGATCGGGACCATGGGGAAGCGCGTGGTCATCTTCGACTCCTGGATGGCGAAGTGGAACGCCCAGGAGAACGGTGTGTCGGTGATGTCCAAGCACCAGCTGATGCACTGGTGGACAGCGGACGGCGACGGCCGGCGCTACGGCATCCGGATGTGGAGGAAGAGGTGAGCGAGTGTAGGTTCTGTGGCGTGGGCGAGAACTCGGCCCGCAAGAGACCCTGCACGGTCGCTGGCGACGGACTTCACTCTCTCGTCTCTCGCCTTCCGATCGCAGTCCTCCCCGACAAGCGGAAGGAGTGCTGCTGCACGCCCGCTACCTGCATCTGCGCCCCGAAGAAAAAGGTTGACAAACCCCGCGAACCTGGTAAGGTACCCGCCAAATGAGCAGCATCCCAGGCAGACTCGCAGCGTTTCTGTGCGGCCAGAAGGACCCGTGCACCAACCACGTGAAGGAGGCGCAGGAGGTCTACGACGAGATGTTGGTCATCCAGAAGAACGAGCGCGAAGAAGAAGCGAAAAAAGCTCTCGAACGCCTCGCCGCGGGGCACAAGATTCCGTAGAAATTGGTTTTCGATTCACGCACACACGGGAGAACACACGCATGGCAACGAAAGATGACGTCCTCACCATCCTCGCTCGGTCGGCCTTCATGTCGACCGAAGATCTGATCGCGCTCCTCGGCAAGTCCTACGCCGCGGTCCACACCAGCCTCCGCCGGCTGTCCCGCAGGGGCACGGTCGTGGAGAACGCGAACGGCACCTGGTCGCTGGCCTCGAAGGCAGCCGTCCCCAGGCCATCGTTCACGCCTCCGGCCCCGACTCTCACGCCGGCTCCCGCCGCCCCGGGCAGCTACAAGCAGGCCGTCGCCCTGGCGCAGCCCGCCCGCAAGCTCCGCACGAGGGCGATCTTGGTGGTCGACGACTCGACCTCCGTCCAGGCGTACCGCCACGAGATGGCCGAGTCGATCAACAAGACCATCGCCGACCTCAAGGCCGAGGCGTATCGCTCGGGTCAGGCCATCGACATGAGCCTGTACTACTTCGCCAACTGGCGCTCGAAGGTGGAGTTCCGGAACCTCGACGTCAAGGAGGTCAAGAACCAGCCCGTCCGCTATCCGTCGGGTGGCACCCCGCTCTTCTCGGCGGTCGAGGACGCGATCACGGACCACCTCCAGCCCGAGCGCGCAGACGAGGACGTGGCCTATCTCCTCATGGTCATCACGGACGGCGAGGACAACGAGTCCCGTGACAGCTCCGGCAACACGATGAAGCGGCTGTTCGACCGCGTCGTCCCGACGGACCGCTGGACGATCACGTTCCAGATGCCCCCGGGCAAGAAGTTCGCGTTCTGCAACCGCTACGGCATCTCGCCGGGCAACTGCGTGGAGTGGGAGCTGTCGGCCCGCGGCCTTCGCGAGACGACCGTCCTCCGCACCAGCGCCATCCAGAACTACACGACGAGCCGCGCGAAGGGCGTCCACTCGCTCAACACGTTCTACACGGACCTGTCGGGTCTCGACACCACCGATCTGCGGAAGAACCTCGTCGACATCCAGGGCAAGGTGAAGCACTTCACCGTCAACGCCGAGACCGAGATCCGTCCGTTCGTCGAGTCGCAGACGGGCCTGCCCTACGAGGCCGGCTCGGTCTTCTACGCGCTGACGAAGCCGGAGCTGGTCCAGGACACCAAGAAGCTGCTCATCCAGGAGAAGAGCACCCGTGCGATCTTCGCCGGCAACCAGGCACGCACCCTCCTCGGGCTGCCGTCGGGCGTCGACTGCAAGGTCAAGCCCGGCAACCACGGCAACTTCGACCTGTACGTCCAGAGCACCTCGGTCAACCGCAAGCTCGTCCGCGGCACCCGGGTGGTTCACTGGCCCCTGTCGCTCCAGTAAGCGATGTCCCTGTCTTGGGACAAGAAGCACCTTGGGCTAGCCCGTCACGTCTCGGGCTGGTCCAAGGATCCTTCCACGCAGGTAGCTTGTGTGATCGTCGGGCCGGACCATGAGATCCGGTCGACGGGTTACAACGGGCTGCCGCGTGGAACGGACGATGAGAACCCCGCGCGACTGGTCCGCCCTCAGAAGTACTTCTACTGGGAGCACTCGGAGCGGAACGCGATCTACAACGCCGCGCGGGTCGGCATTCCGCTCAAGGGATGCACGATCTACATCATCACGACGCCAGAGTGGATCGGTCCCTGCGCGGACTGCTGCCGGGCCATCATCCAGTCAGGCATCGTTCGCGTGGTCCAGGACAGGCCCTTGGCCAGCGTAGCAGCGCGGTGGGGCGAGTCGACCGAGGCTGGGTTGGCGATGCTGAAGGAGGCCGGGATCGTAGTCGACCAGGTCAACCTCTGCGAGCACCCCGAAGTGTTCGACGAGGCCGCGCCGACGGACGGCAGGGATCACGTCATTTGGCGTTGCAGTTCTTGTTCGGAAGAGGTAGCGTAGGAACATGAGCTGGTTCATGGTGGACGTCGAGGCGAACGGGCCGATCCCGGGCGACTACTCGATGACCGAGGTCGGCATCATCCGGATGGACAAAGACCTGGAGCACGCGCCGTGGTTCCACGGCAAGTTCCAGCCGCTCCCGGGCGCCAACTGGGACCCGAACGCGTACCTGGTCGTCAAGTACGACCACGCGCACGCCATGACCTTCCGCGACCCGCTGGGCGAGATGGAACAGCTCGATCGGTTCATCAAGGAGAACAACCGCGGGAACAACCCGATGCTGGTCTCCGACAACAACGGCTTCGATGCGATGTTCGTGGCTTGGTACTTCCACCACTTCCTCGGCCGCAACCCCTTCGGCCACAGCTCGATGAACCTGGGGAGCCTCTACAAGGGCCTCGTGCGGACGACCCGCGAGAACTTCAAGCACCTGCGGGTCACCCGCCACACGCACAACCCGGTGGACGACGCCCGCGGCAACGCCGAGGCTTTGCTCACGATGGTCAACGAGATGAAGCTGAAGATGGGAGGCATCGAGTAATGGGCTGGAT